TGAGACATTCAAAGATAACTATAGAAATGCGAAAGGTGAAAAAAGATACTAATAGGGGGAATAAACAGTGATAATAGATAAATTCATTGTACATATGCTTGATATAAATTTAGACAAACCGATGTTAGCTGACTTTATAGGAAAAGATTATTCAGATGTAGATAAATTCTTAAAGAAGCTTATAACAAAATGTCAAAAACATGATGAAACAATGAGGGCAAAATGGAAATATGCTGAAGAGTTTATTCAAGATTGTTGTAACAGTATATTTGAGGATGAGGATAATTTCACAAATGCGAGTAAACAAATAGCAGCACATTATTATGACCTAATGAAAAATAACAATATATTAGAACCAGTAACACTTGTTATATGTCAATATACAGTAAAGGCAACTCAAAATATAGCAATTATGAGACTGGAAAATAAAAAGACATATAGTACAACAGTAGATCTTATAGAAGATAAATTTAATATAAACATTATTGAAAATAAGAAAACAATTTCAACTACATTAAAACAATGTGCATTAATACATGAAGAAAACTTAATGCCACTATATGACTTAGTAATATTAGATAAAGAATCAAGTGAGGAATCAATATTTAAGGAATTTTTAAAAGCTGAAATAATAAGAGATGACACATATAAAACTAGAGTATTTATAGACATAGCACAAATGTATATTGATGTAGGCTTTGAAAAAATGGATAAAAAAGAAGCTGCTATAAAGACATTGGAGTGTATGCTTGATACAACAAGTAACATGGATATAAACAAGTTTATAGATTTAAGTGGCATAGACGGAGATATAAAAGAGACATTAGAAAAATATGATATCTACGATAGTTTTAACATCGATAAAAAAGTAGTAGAAAAAGAATTTAAGGTAAGAACAATAAAAACAGATACTGGATTTGTTATAAAAAATAAATTTAATGCTTTTAAAGATAATAGTAAATACAAAATTATAAATAATCAAGATGGAACAACGGATTTATTGATAAAAAATATTCAGTATTTTAAGGAGGGGTAGATATGAATGATTTACAGGTAATTTATAACCAAGAAGTTTTAGGACAAGAATTTAAAATCTATGGAACAAAAGAAGAACCATTATTCTTAGCTAAAGATGTAGCTAACTGGATAGAACACAAAAACATAACTCATATGATAAATACAGTAGATGAGGATGAAAAGCTGACTTACACAATATGTAACTCAGGTCAAGGTAGAGAAATGTGGTTCTTAACAGAAGATGGTTTATATGAAGTATTAATGCAAAGTAGAAAGCCAATAGCAAAACAATTCAAGAAAAAAGTAAAAGAAATATTAAAACAAATAAGAAAGACTGGAGGATATATACCAGTAGCAGAAGATGAAGATGATGCAACTATAATGGCAAAAGCTTTATTAGTAGCACAAAAGACAATAGATAATAAAAATAAGGAATTAGAAGCTAAGACAAAGGAACTAGAAGATAAAAATAGATTTATAAATCAAATAGCAGCATCTAAGAATTCATTATTAGTTAGAGAAGTTGCTAAGATAATATCAAAATCAGATAGTAAAATTTTGATTGGAGAAAGAAGATTATATGAAAAGCTTAGAGAGTGGGGATGGGTACATAATAAAGGAACAGAGCCGAAACAATATGCATTGGATAGAGGATATTTAGAAGTGCAAGAAGGAATGATTACAAATCAATCAGGAACATTTACATATTATACAACAAAAGTAACAGGGAAAGGGCAAAAAAGGATACTGGAAAAACTTTTAAAAGAGCAGTCAAAAAAAAATAAACAATTAAAGATAGATATTTAAGCCAGATATAATACCCTCTAATCTAGATATTTTCAAGATTAGAGGGAGATAAGGGGGGAGTAAAAATGTATGAAGCTGTTAAAGAAATTACAGGTGATCTTATAAAGAAAAGATATATAAAAAATGATAAAGATTTAAATTTACATATTGAGTCTAAATTAGACCAATACTGCTTTAAATTTGAAAATAAATCACAAAGAGAAAGTTTAAAAAAGCATATAATTGAGAATGCCTTAAAAGAAAGAGAAGAAATTGATAAAGCTAAGTTAGAAAAACAAGATATAAAAACAAAGAAATCAAGAAGAGAAGGAAAAAGTTTCATAGTAGTTGATTTCTGTAAAGAAGGGAAAATACATAGCTACAAAACATTAACAGAAGGATGTAAAAAAATGAAACTAGACCCAAGTAGAGTTGGTGAGTTTTTAAGAAATAATAATGAGTATTATCTTCCGAGAAAAAGAAAATGGATTATAAATAAAGATAATGAAGAAAATGAAATGATAATAGAGCATTTAGAAGAAATTGTACAAAATGCAAAAGAACTTTATGAAATAGAAAATATAGAAAATAAATGTGGATATACATATAAATTAACAATAAGAGAAGCTATACAGATGGCTATAAAACTTAAAATGGAAGAAATAAAAAATGAATATAAATTTTTAGGAGGAGAAAAATGATTAAACATTATTGTGATAAATGCCAAAAAGAAATAGAAGAAAAAGATAAATACAATATAACAATAAAAACATATAAAGGAGAACTAATATATGATGATATAGAATTATGTGGAGATTGTGCTGACACTATAAATAAATTTACTTTTCCTATTCTAGATACAAGAAATTATGAGTTTCAAGAAGAACTAGATAAATTAAAAGAAGAAACAGAAGAATTGTTAGTAGCTATAGATAAATATAGAGGAAAAGAAGAAATTATACTAGATGAAGTAATAGAAGAAAGTTATGATGTTATACAAGTTGTTGTAAATATTTTATATAGATTAGGTTTATTAGAATTTATGTCAGAAGGTTTAAAAAAACATATAGAAAAATTAAAGAAAAGAGGGTGGAAATTTGAAGGTAAATAAAGAGAATAAAATAAATACATTAGAAGCATTAATGCATTTAAAAAATATTTGTAATAAAGAAGAAGACTGCAAAGAATGTGAAATTAAAAAGATATTAGGTGCATGTGTTTATCAAACTATACCAGAAGAATGGAAATTATTAAATAAGGAGGGGAGACAATGATAAAAATAATATTAATTCTAATAGGAATTTCGGTTGTATTTAGCACAGGTTTTACAGCTGGAGCAACATGGAATTACATTCATACAACAAATAAGCAAATAGAATGTATAGACAGATATTTAGAAGAAGAAACAAGAAAATTTAAAGAAAAAGAGGGGAATAGATAATGAATAGTGTAAGTTTAGTTGGAAGACTAACAAAAGACCCAGAGTTAAGATATATTCCTGGAACTGGAACAGCAGTTGCAACATTTACAATTGCAATAGATAGAGATTATAAGAAAAAAGACGGTACAAAAGAAACAGATTTTATACCTATAGAAGTAATAGGAAAAGCAGCTGAGTTTTGTGCTAATTACATAACAAAAGGAAGATTAGTTGCAATTCAAGGAAGAATTAAAGTAGATAGATATAAAACTCAAGCAGGGGAAAATAGAAGTTTTACAAAAGTTAGCACAGGAAGTGTACAAGCTTTAGACTATAAAACTAACCCACAAGATAATCCAAGTTTTGAACCAACACCAGGATTAGATCCAAATGGATTTACAGCAATAGATGATGATGACATACCCTTTTAATTTTGACAATGAAGAGTTAATGACATTTAGAGACAATAAAAATAATATAAAACATTTAGTAGGTAAAGAAGAAGATTACAAGAGTAAAGAACAGTTCTATAATTACTTAGTAGGAAATAATATTAAATGCAATTTAGAACAAATAGAAGAAAAATACATAAGATATTATCCTATTTTACCTAAAAAAGCAGAAGAAGCTTATAGAATAGCAGAGGGTGAAGGGTACACCTTCTGCAATCCTACTAGAGGAGCATTTAGAGTATATGTAATAAGACTAGGTGAATAAAATGTTTGAATGTGAAAACATGACACTGTCATTTGGATGTGGCGCTAGAGATAGCGCCAAAGAACTGATGTTACAAGAATTAATAGAAGACGGGACAATGGGAATAGAAGATTTATGCAAAGAACAATGTTGCTTAGATTGTACTAAAAGTTGCGGATATAGATGTGGAAGAACTTATGGGAAAGTAAAATTAGAAGGAGTAAAAGAAAAAGTAAAAGTTGCTGAATACACACAGCTTAGCTTCTTTTAAAGAGGAGGTTGAAGATGATATTAGCAAGATATAAAGAATTAGTCGAACTGGCTAAGAAATACATAGACAAAGGATATACACCTATAGAAGCTATAAGAATGGCAGAAAGAGAATTAGAAGAAAAATAAAAATTAATTTGGGGGAGAGGTTATGGCAGAGAAAAAAAAGGAAAAGAAGAGAGATCCATTATTTCAAAAAGCAGAAAGAAAACTATATGAATACGAAGAAACAAAGGTAGAATTAAGATGTTTAGAGTATGAACTGACAATAGCACAAGAAGAATATGAAGGTTGTAAAGCAATTTCATATAATTTAGAACGTACAGGAGTTACTAATAATATAAATGACAGTGTATATGAAGAATTGATAAAGAAGGAAAAAGAAATACTAGATAAGCAAAAGAAAATAAATAAAAAGAAAATACAAATAAATAAAGTAGAAGAAGCATTAAGTTTATTAGATGATATAGAAAAGACTATAGTAGATACAAAATATTTCTCCAATGATAGAAGAAAAAAGAATTGGAAATATGTATCTATGAAAACGGGGTATTCTGACAGACAATGCATAAATATACGTAATAAGCTAATTGAGAAGATTAAAGGGATTATATAGAAATATTTCAGAATTATTTCGGAAATTGTTCAGAAATATTTCCGAAAGGATATGTTAATATTATAGTATAGAAAAATAAAATTAAGTCCCCAAATAAATAGTAATATAGATTTAAGGACTGATGCATCTATTAAAAGAGCATCAGTCCTTTTAGTTTTACTAAGGAGATGAACTTAAATGGGAAAAAAGTATATAGAGATATAAATGAGGTTATAGAAGCTACAATAGAAGTTCCGAAGAAGTATTGGGAACTGGAAGAGTTGATGCGAGATAAACCTAACTTTGATAAATCTCCAGGAGCAAGAAAGATATATCAGAGAAAGGAATATGTTATATATCAAGTAAAATATGGTTATATAGTACATAATACTAAGAAACACTTTGAAGAAGGACATACACATATACATACATTTAATAAAGCAAAGAGCTTAATAGATTTAGCAGTGCGTAAGAAATTACCTAACACACCAAGACAGTGGGAAATAGAAAGTCTATTAAGAATAGTGAAAGATGAAAAATATAAAGAAAAATTAAGAAGCTGTAAAGAATGATGATGATAAGTTAACTGATTTAGGAAGTCAATATATAAAAGATATTAGTAAATATGTAGATGATGAAACACAATTCAATAGTGATAATATGGAAGATATAATGACAAAAGGTAGCTTTCTAGAACAGTATGGAAAAGATAAAATGAATATGTTCAGGGAAGCTGGACAAGAAGATAGCAACGGATATAAAACAAGTAAAAGAAAGTCTAGGACAATTACAATAATATATGATATATAAAGGATCTTATTATAATTAATGAGGTCCTTTATTATTTAGAAGGAAAGATAATGAATAAGAAATTGGAAAATAAGATTAATAAAGAACTTATAATACCTAAAATAGAGTTTCAAAAACAAAATAAGGAGATAACTAAGTGGATAGAAAAGTTAGTTCAAGAAAACAAGATTATATTATTCTATCACAGTGCCAAATGGAAAAAAATGAGGAATGTGGTACTTCATGCTTATCATAACGAATGTGTATTATGTAAGTTAGATGGGAAAATAACAACACATGATAATAGATTAAAGAATGGAGATTACAGAGGATTGCAAATACATCATATGAAGGAAATAGAATTAAATCCAGAGCATGGGCTTGAACCAATCATTACAGATTTAATTACAGGGAAGAAGATAGTTAATCTAATTCCCTTATGTAATTATCATCATAATATGATACACGGAAAAGAAAATAATATATTGAAAGTAAAAGAACAGTTAAATAAAGAACGATGGTAAAATAAATTAGTTTATGAGACATGGGGGAATTAACATGAATAAATTAGAAAGGGACTTTATAGAAAAGTTTGATTCTATTCATGGAGATAAATGGGAATATGTAAGTGGATACATAAATAATAAGAGTAATATATTGATTAAGTGTAAAGACTGTAGAGAAATAAGAAGCGTTTCTGCGGATAGAAGCAAAAGAAAAGATGCTAATATACTTTGTAAAAAATGCAATGAAAATAATTTTAAAAAGTCATTTGATAACAAATACATAAATGTATATGAATATATAAGAAGAGAGCACAAAGTAAATGATTTTAATAAGGATACACATATTGTTAAATGTTTAAAATGTGGAAAAATTAATAAATGGAAAGGTTCTACATTATATAATGAAAAGTTTAGTTGTAATCATTTAACAGAAAAACAAATACAACAAAGAAGATTAGAGAATGAAATAAATAACACTATACTTGAATTAAGAAAAGAAATAAAAGATATAGAGAATAGGAATGATTTATTTAAAAAAGAATTAAATAAAATAAAAGAATGTGTATATTGTGGAATCGTATTCTATGCTAAAGATTATAATTGGTATTGCAGTGATATATGTAAAGCTATTATGAAGAAAGAAAAACAAAAGATACATAAAAGACTAAGAGAAGCTAAAGCTAAAGAAAATGGGAAGATAGAGTGGAACATATCATTAGAAAAGTTAACACAAAGGGATAAAGGAGTATGTAAGATATGCGGAAGAGAAGTAGATATCAATGACTATTATTATAGTGATGAAGGGTATTTTATAGCTGGTAATAATTATCCAAGTATTGATCATATAATTCCATTAGCTAAAGGTGGAACTCATACATGGAATAATGTTCAGTTAGCTCACAGATATTGTAATAGCATTAAGAGCGACAATATAATAGAACAAGAAGAAAAACAAAAGCTGGTTTTAGAATTTTAATACTTCTATGCAAAATTGATTGTATGGAAGTATTTTTATTTTAAATTATTTAAATCTAATAAAATACCCCCCTAGGGATATATAGGGGGTAAAATTTTTGGGGGACTAATCAAAGATCGGAAG